TTGATGATGTAACTACAGTAACAGGAAAGGATTTATTAGATGTCGGATTCAATCCAAGCAAAGGAATTATCGCAGGAGGATTTCCCTGCCAAGACCTCAGCGTGGCTGGAAAGAGGGCTGGACTTGTTGGCAAACGCAGCGGGTTATTCTGGGAGATCGCAAGAATTGTGGACGAAACGCAAAGCGAATACTTCCTCATCGAAAACGTCCCTGGTCTATTGTCAAGTAACAAAGGACGAGATTTTGGAGTCGTTGTCGGAACGATGGCCGACCTCGGGTATTCTGTTAGCTGGCGAGTGCTTGATGCTCAGTACTTTGGAGTTCCCCAGCGACGGCGCCGTGTCTTCATCGTTGGCAGACGTTCTGGAGACCTCAGCCCTGCCGAAGTATTATTTAAGCCAGAAGGCTTGCGAAGGGATCCTTCGCAGAGCAAGCAAGAGGGGCAAGAAGTTACCGGAAGCGTTGGAGAAGGCGTTACAGCAACAGGCAGGGTCTACCTTGGAAGCGGAAAAGATATAGCAAATTGTATTCCGGCTGAGTTATATCATCACGGATCGGTGGTGAACCAAGATGCCAACAACGGACACGTGGTGGTTCACGAAAAGTAGGCGTGCTCAGAATGAGGACGATTACGAAACGTGGATAGAGGGGGGGGTAATGCCTACTATGAACGCATTTGATAATGGTGACATACGAACTACCATCTTAATTACTACTGCCAACATAGTTGGCACGCTGCAAGCTAGAGATTACAAGGGAGTAGGAAACCAATACGTGGCAGAGAACAAGTTAATAATTGAAGAACCAATAGTCTTTTATGGCAACAGAGTTGCCGATATTAGAATCCAAGATGACAAAGTAAATACTTTACAAGCGCGTATGGGAACAGGTGGAAACAATATGCCACTAGTAGCTTATCCAATACAAGATGGACGTGATATGGAAAAGAAACAAAATGGCTTAGGTATTGGTGATGAGAACGATCCTTCATATACATTAGATAGAACTGGTGGACAGTCTGTTGCTTACGCAATACAAGGAACAGTAATAGGTCGCAGTGATACAGCTGGACCACAAGGAAAAGGTTACGGAAATCCCGATGATCCTATGTTTACAATAGATACAGTTGGAGGACACGGAGTGGCAACACCAACCCAAGTACGCCGCTTAACACCAGTAGAGTGTGAAAGACTTCAGGGATTTCCTGATAACTGGACAGAAGGCCAATCAGATTCGGCACGTTACAAGCAGATGGGTAATGCTGTAGCTGTACCGGTAGTTGAGTGGATCATAAGTAACATCTGTGATACGCTCAAAGAAGCAGAGTAGTTACCTCTCTTTCTCCTCTGCTCGACAAGGCCCTACCTATGACGCAAGGTGGGGCTTTGTCATTTCTTGTAGTCGGTAGAATAGAAGCCAGTACCACTAAAGGTGACAGGGGGCGATGACCAGAGACGGCTCATAGTTGTATGGCAATCAAAGCACATAGGATCACTAGCCTCAGCGTGAATAGAACGCTCGATAGTTAGTTGGCTATTACACTTATCGCACTTGTAATCGTAGTTCACAGCTGTACCGCTTCCTCAATCGGGAGATAACCTACCAACTTATCTATCTTCTTATTGCGAGCAAACTCAGTAGTCGCTGGCATACGATGAGTAAACCACTCAGGTTCTGCGACATCCATTAGATCAAAAGAAAAGACACCCTTGGGTGTCGAGTTAATATAGAACGGGATTAGATCTCGCTCAGCAGCTTGAGTTATTAACTTCCGGTACTTCATCTCCTCGATCAGCAACGTATCGTAGTGAGTGTGCCGGCACTTGAGTTCTATGTAGTGTCCGGCTAACGCCGAGATACAATCGAAGGCATCATAGATACCAATAGACTTCTCTAAGTCTGGGTATAGGTTGGCTTTAAGGTAATCAAATAACTCTATCTCTTTCATTGAAAAGGACTCACCCCGCCCAAGAGATTTTGTAGCCGGCGCATAGCGCCATCAATCCTGCGGTCAGCAGTAGATACTGAGCACTCATAGTGGTTGGCTATCTGCTGTAAGGTGAAGTTATCTAGGTATCTGATACGCAACAAGGTCTGATCCTCGACCTCAAGTTTAGTGTAGCCAACCTTAATATCTATTAGGTTAGCAAGCAGGTTGCCACCTTCAGATGGACTAGATGAGCCACGTGGTAGCCCATCTTGAATCATATCTTGTATCTGTTCAAGCACTGTGCCATCAACAACTGAAGCAATAACATACGGTAATAACTGACCAAGCGTATAGCCTTGGTAGTAAGCCTCATCAGTTATCTGGTAGCCAGACTTGGAAGCCTTCTCACGTCTAGCGTAGCGCTCAGCAGCACGTCTCATCTGCCACGCTATGCGTGACTCAGCGTGCTTACGCTTATCAGGATCTGTTGCCTCTAGTAACTGCTCAGTGATCCAATTATGGCGCGAGAGCGCCCACGACAGACACTCTTGAAGTATATCCTCACGTTCGACGTAAGCCTTATACCTACCGTGAATAGCACGAGTAACACCAGGTGCTATGTCATAGATAACTGGATCAATACCGGTCACTCAGGCCACTTACCATCCAGTACTAATAGAGCAATAGCACTGTAGTTTAATAGATCAATGAAGCTATCGCGTAGCGATTCGTTCTCAGGTGTAGCACCACTATCAATCAGATGATTTATGCGTGCTGTCTTATCCCACATACGTACACGTAAGCCATTCAGTGGCCCACCTGGTGCGCCAGCTATATTACTTGGGCCGTAATCCCTATGCTTCTTTAGAAGCAAGTTACCGGCACCATCTAGCACATCCCACATCGCTGCTATAAACGCGTCGGTATTGGCCTTATCAATATAGTCTCGTTTACTCTGTCCGAGTGTAGGATCTGAAAGCCCATAGTAAGCATAGTCTGTAGCAATCTTTCCCAATCTTGATCCGTCATTCACTGGACTCTCCTATCAATAGTTTACGAGTAGCGCTTGCGCCGTGTGCTAAATAATAATCGTTAATGTCCATATTAGGTGGAAGTGTAACAATTGTAGAGTTCATTACCTCGTTAGCCACGCGCTTACTAAACTCAGCTCCAGGGTTGGAGCCATCTTCTTTAACATCATTATCACCAACAACATACACAGTTTCATAGCCACCAAATAGCTTTGGAAAGTGTGGCTTCCAAGCAGCTACCCCTGGCACACCAACTGCTGGTATATCTAACTCACCTGATACTATGATGGTATCAAGTTCACCTTCACATACAACTATGTAGGGCTTCATAACAGTCACATCAGCTACGTTATAGAGATGAGCCTTCTGTCCGGTAGGACTACCATACTTAGGTTTGCCTTCATCTAATCTGCGGAACTTAAACCCAACACAAGAACCACTAGCAGTAATATAAGGAATGGAGATCCAACCCTCATACATCTCGTGACCATTGATTGGATCGGTGATGGTGCCAAGTTGGAACTTGGCTGCTGTAACTTCAGAGATCCCACGTGCGTCTAGCACGGCCAGCGCCTCTGGACTTATTGCCTGAGCGTATCGCTGCGCCGCTTCCAGCAGCAATTTCGATTGCACGTTTGAGGCCATCGTTAAACTCCAAGTTCTCTAGGATGCAAACTAAGTTTACTGCGTTGCCACCCTTACCGCAGGTGTGACAGAAATATAAATTGTCATAGGTATTCATCACAGCTGACCTGCGACTGTCATTATGTAAGCAGCACCTAACCGATACCGACTTACCTTCTCTTACTTCACCACCAAAGCTGGCAACAATCGCCCCTATGGGGATTGTATTTGCATCAACGGAACCTTTGTATCTGCTCGCTTTACGTACCCTGGACCAGTCCGGTGTTGGCATACGCACCCCTTCATATTGCACTTCTCGTGCTTATGCGCGGCACGTTTCAGGTGTCCTAACTTATTCTCAGCACCAGCTTGAAGGCAGTGTTGGCAGATCACACTTGCTCCGGATCAAATTCATCTACTGCTTCTTCTGCGTCAGCAGCAGCTATGGCCTCATCTAATACTTGTACAGGATCTTGTACAACTTCTGGTACTAGGATCTCTGTCGTTGTTATATTCCCTTGTGGTACTGGTGTCATTTCTTCTCCTATATATTCTAAGTGGAAAATACCTTTTTCCCTGTGTTTTCTTGTTAGGGTATGCAACCCTTTTTCACTTTGACCTGTGATAGCTAGACCACACGGACAATAGAAAGAATAACTTGGTCGCTCATTCGCATACCACTGTGCTGCGTATGGCATTATTCTTCTTCTTCAATTTTATCTACTACTATTTGGTAGTATAATTTGTCTTTGTTTAGTTTTGGAACAACTTTTACTTTATCAAGAAGTAAAGCCTTGAAAAAAGTATCTTTATAAGATTCACAATCATTGTTTATATTCCAGATATCTTCATCCTTCATTCCTTCTCCTCCAACCACTGCTTTAGATCTTGAATTACCCAAGCGTTTTCTATGCCTGAGTTGCGGCGCTTAACTATCACATAGTGCAGCGGTACTTCCCCTTTACCGCGAGCCTTAGCGTAATTAAGCGCCTCAACTTCAGCTTCCCGCCAGAACTCAGGCAGTGCTAGCGCTGCCCTATTCTTTAGTTCAAGGATGAATGTTTCTCCCGCTATTACAGCGACAATATCACCCTCATCTTTTGCCCCAGCCTTTGACAGACGTTCGGCGCTTACGCCTTTATCGCGTAGCCACTTCATAACATCTGTCTCAAACTTGGAACCCTTAGTCTTGTTGTACTGACTCATCTACCAGTACAGCTTTATTGATCTTGTAGATAATGTTTCCTTCTTCATCTTTAACTAACTCGACAATGCCGGACTGTAATAAGGCACCAACAAAGTTAGTTAGATCTACCTTGAGTGCATCAACTTCTTCACGCAATACATTCCCAGCATCACGCAGCGCATCAATCCTCAAGTTATCTCGGTACTTATTTACTAACGGTTCAGACATTGTAACTCCCTTGGTATCCAGCCATATGATCTCGTCTTAACATCCTGCCAAATTGGTCTTCATCACTAATCTGGCACGCCGCATAGTTTACTAGAAGCTGTGCGTACTTTGACGCATCAGCTGTGTGTGGCCCAAAGCGATTCTTCACAGCAGCCACCTTCAATGTTGCCTGTCCTGGATCATAACCCAAGGTCAAGATCAGACTAGGCAATTGGCTCACTTTCCCGTGAATGGCCCGACGATGTGGTGGATTAGCCGGAGTTCCATACTCGCTCTGTTCCGATACGTGGTGCAGTACTAGTACGCACGCTTCTGTCTTGCGTGCCATATCGTGCAACTCCATCATAATCGCACGTAGTCCTGCCCATTCATTGTCAGTCTCTGCTGTTACGTTCATTAAGTTATCTATTACGATCAGCTCTGGAGCCTGCCCGTATAGTTCAACGTAAGCCCGTATCTCCAACTCAAGATCATCAATAGATGGTGATGGATCAAAGACCCACTTGATGTGGCCTAACTTCTCAAAGCGAGAATCGTAGTAGTGACTATCGTTTGCTAAGTTATTTTCTACAGAGATCTGTGAGTGACCGCTAACGTGGGCTGCTGCCCTCATCATCACAGTTGTTGTGTCGGTATCAGCTGAAAAGAACAGCGTAGGCACGCCTGCTTTGATTGCGTAAACCAATGCGAACATTGACTTACCAGCATTAGGTGCTGCTGCAACCATACAAACTTGCCCACGCCGAAACTTAATCTCCTCGGCAGCTAAGCCAGCCCATACATCAGGTAGTGGTGTTGCTCTAGTAAGCACTCCACCCCAAGCACGGGAAAGATCAAGCAATGTTCTTCCTTTCCATTTCTTTAAGACGAGCAATTAAGATTCGATCTTTATTAGTTAGCCCACCCCAAATACCGTGAACTTCATTAGCGATGCCCCATTCGGCACACTCACTTTTATGTGGACACTTCTTGCAAACAGACTTTGCAAATGCCACATCCGCAAAACTTCCTACTTCCTTTATATCTGGAAACCAGAAGTC